ACGTCTTCATCCGGCCGGAGCGGTGGGAGAATGTGGACGAGCGCGCCCTGGCGGTGAGCGGGACGACGGTCGAGGTCCTGAAGGACGAGCGGCACGTCTCGCCGTTCGTGGCGCACCACATGATCGAGGAGGCCCTCGGGCGGCACGTCGACAAGTTCGACCGTGCGGACAAGCTCTACCCGGCCGGCTACAACTGCCGCTTCGACTACGACTTCCTCCAGGACATCTTCGAGCGGGCCGGCGACCGCTACTTCGGGAGCTGGTTCAACCACAAGACGATCGACCCGCTGGCAATCCTGCGCGTCATGGACCTCGAGGGTGCGGTCGGGCTCAGGGGATACAAGCTATCCGACGCCTGCGCCGCATACGGGATCGAGTTCGATGCGCACGACGCGCTGGGCGACGTGCTGGCGTGCAGGCAACTCTACCACGAGATCGTGAAGCGGCAGGACGGCCTGGTCGTGCTGACCCCGCCCCCGCGCCGCGAAGGAGCAGCGACATGATGAACAAGGCGATACTGATCGGCAGGCTCGGCCAGGACCCGGAGACGAGGGCGACCCAGGGCGGGCAGGAGGTCTGCAACTTCTCGCTCGCCACGTCCGAGAAGTGGACGGACAAGGGCGGCGACTCGCAGGAGAAGACCGAGTGGCACAAGATCGTCACGTTCGGGAAGCTCGCCAGCGTGTGCACGAAGTACCTCAAGAAGGGGAAGATGGTCTGCGTCGAGGGCCGCCTGCAGACGAGAAAGTGGGACGACAAGGACGGCAACAAGCGCGAGACGACCGAGGTGGTGGCGCTGAGCGTCATCTTCCTCGGCGGCGACCGCGAGCCTGGCGACGATCGCCGCGAACGCGCCGCCCCGCCTCCGGCCCAGCAGAGGGCGCAGCCGCAGCAGGGGCAGTTCGACGAGCCGGACTTCTCCCCCGGCTCGCGCCGCCCGGCGTTCTGATCCCGAGGTTGGCCGCGGGCGTGGTCTCTCCTCCTCCCCGCGGCCGGGAGGGGTGCGGGCGAGTCCCGTGCCCCTCCCACCATTCAGATATGGAGGTACCGATGCGAGACACGAAGATCGAGTGGTGCGACAGCACGATCAACCCCGTCCGTGGGTGCTCCCCCGTGAGCGAGGCCTGCGACCGCTGCTACGCAGCCAGGATGGCCTCCAGGGGACTCTCCCCGGCGTACGAGGGTCTGGCTAAGGGGGGGCGGTGGAACGGCGCCGTGCGGCTCAATCCTGGCGACCTGGAGAAGCCACGGGGGTGGAAGAGGCCGTCGAGGATCTTCCTCTGCTCGATGGGCGACGTCTTCCACAGCGAGGTGCCGGACAGCTACATCTACCAGATCATGGCCATGATGGCTGACACGCCGAGGCACACGTACATGCTGCTGACAAAGCGGCCGGAGCGGATGGCGGCATTCTTCGCCGGCTGCGACGTACCGGATAACCTGTGGGTGGGCACGACGGTCGAGAGCCAGCGCGTCGCCCACGCCCGCGTCCACGCCCTCCTCCGCGTCCCCGCCTCGGTGAGGTTCGTCTCCTGCGAGCCGCTCCTCGGCCCTCTCGACTTGTCAAGGTGGCTATGGGTGGCGTGGAAGTGCTCGTACTGCGGCGGCATGTTCGCGGGCCCCTACATGAAGACCTGCCCCGACTGCCGCCGGGAAGGCGGGTGGTGCGGCTCGCACGAGCTCAACCCGAGGCCGGCCGCCGGGCTGTTCCCGGCCCAGCGCGGCCGGGGAATACACTGGGTGATCGCGGGGGGCGAGAGCGGCCCGCACGCGCGGCGGTCCGATGCAGAGTGGTTCCGGTCGCTGCGCTGCCAGTGTGCGGCGGCAGATACCCCGTTCTTCTTCAAGAGCTGGGGCGCGTGGGCGCCCGGAGATCAGGTCGGCGAGGGCGGCGTTCCCGCTGGTGGGAAGGTCAAGACCCTCGACGGCCGCATTCACAAGGCGAGCCCGGCGTGGCTCCCTGAGGAGAACCAAGATGGCGAATGAACAACCGCAGCAGCAGGCGACGACGGCGCTCGCCACGACCCAGCCCCACGGGGCGGTCATGAAGTCGGAGGGGTTCGCGGGCGCGACCACCCTGGCGGTGGGCGAGACCAGCGCGGTGGCCATGGCCGAGCAGGCCAAGGCGGCCGTCCAGTCCCGCTACCTGATGGCGATGCGCAACCCGCGCAACTGGGACGACGTCCGGACGAGGCTGATCAAGGAGTGCAGCCGGCCGAGCTTCGCGCCCACGGCGATCTACAGCAAGCCGGTCGGCGACGGCGCGGTGAGGGGCTTCTCCATCCGCTTCGCCGAAGCCGCGATGCGTGTGATGACCAACCTCCTGCCCGAGACCTACGTGGTCTTCGACGACGCCGAGAAGCGCATCATCCGCGTGATGGTGACCGACTTGGAGAGCAACCTGACTTACTCCAAGGACGTGATCATCCAGAAGGTTGTGGAGCGCAAGAAGGTGTCGGAGCACCAGGAGGTGCTGGGCAAGCGCCTGAACACCTACGGGAAGATCGTCTACATCGTCCGGGCGACCGAGGACGAGATGCTCAACAAGGTCAACTCGGCCGAGTCGAAGGTCATCCGCAACCACGCGCTCCGCCTGCTGCCTGGCGACATCCTTGACGAGTGCAAGGCCAGGATCGAGGAGACCACGACGGCCGAGCACTCGAAGGACCCGGACGCCGGTCGCAAGCGCCTCGTCGACGCCTTCGCCGCCGTCGGCGTGAGGGCCTCCGACCTCGTCGCGTACCTCGGGCACGACCTCGACAAGCTCCAGCCCGCAGAGCTGGTCGACCTCCGCGCGATGCACCAGGCGCTCGCGGACGGGGAGGCCACGTGGGACCAGTTCGTCGCGGCGAAGAAGCCGGAGGACGGGGCCGCCGCGAAGTCGCCCGCGGGCGACCGGGCGCAGAAGGTCAAGGACGACGTGGCGGCCAAGGTCGCGGCCAAGCGGAAGGACAGGCCGGCGCAGCAGAAGGCGCCAGAGCCCGAGCCGGCGAAGGCCGCCGCGCCGGCGGACCCCTCGGACGAGTCCGTCGCGCTGCTCCAGCAGGCATACGAGGCCGCGAGCAAGGTGGTCAAGATCTTCGACCTCAACCAGGTCCTGAAGTCCGCCGCGCTGCCGATCGCTCCCTACGAAAAGTGGGACCGCGACCAGCGCGTCTACGGCATCTACCTGCTGAACTCGATCACAGAGGGCGGGTGCGTCCCCGAGACGCCCGACGTGCCATTCTGGCTGGGCGAGGAGGAGTCCGAGGTGTGGGCGCGGTCCTACCGCGGCGGCGTGGGGAAGGCCGGCCTGCTCGCGCCCGCCACGTGATCCGGCCAGCCCGCGAACGCTAGCCGCGCCATCGCGGCGTCACGAACCCCCTGCAGAACCATGACGTTGTAGCCGGAGACGGCCACCCCCTCGGACAGTCTCAGCCACTCCGGGTCCGCCTCGACCGCGGCCTTGACCCTCCACTCCGGCCACGCCTTGTGGCGGTCCGACTCCGCGACGATGGCCCTCGACCTCCACGCCGTCCGGTGGGCCGCCGCCCGCTCGTGCTCGAGCAACGCGCAAGCGAGGGAGCCCCCTATCTCGGCCATCAGCCTCACGACCGCGTCCCTGTCCGCCAGGAAGATGCGGTCCTGGTCCACCTCGCGGTCCTCGCCGTCAATCTTGAGATGGAGCAACATCGGGATCCGCCTTGCCCTGCGCCAGCGCGTTCTGCCGCTTGGCCCGCATGGCGCGCTCGTTGAGGTACCACTTCACGCCGTGGCCCTGCTTCCACGAGATGTACTTCTTGGGGCCGGCGTACTTCCGCTCTGTCACCGGGGTCCGCATGACGCGGCCGACCCACAGGCGCGGGGTCCACATCCCGAACCTCGCCACGTAGACGCTCGTCCCCCGCCTGAGCTCCTTGAGCACGGCCTTGAACAGGGCCTCGATGAACTTGCCCATCTTGATGTCGTTGTGACAGTGCGGGCACTCCAGGGGGGTGACGCCCGCCGCGTTGGCCACCGAGATGATCGAGGTGACCCTCGTGTTCAGCAGCGTCTGCTTCCTCCTCCGCTTCATCGTCTCCTCCTCGCCCGGTCTTCGGCGGGCACCGTCTCGATTAGACCCTTGCGCGCGGCCGCGCCGACGGCCTCGGCCGCGAGCGCCGCGCCCTCGACGTCCATGGACCGGCAGATTGACGGGAGGCCGACCATGCGGGTCGGCCGGGGGTGCAGCTTGGCCATCGTGGCGGCAGACACGAGCGAGCGCATGTCCGCCTGGCTGACCGGGATCAGGATGTCGACGTTGGGCTTCCTCCGCTTGAGCTGTATCTGCGCCAGCGGCTGCCTGCGGCGGGGGCCCAGCTTGAGGGCGTAGTCGACCCGCTTCCTGGCCCACCCCTCGTCCAGCTCGACGATCTGGCCGGGGATGACGGCGCCGGGGGGCACGTTCACCTCCGCCCAGGGCAGCTCCTCGAGGAGGATCTTGCGGAAGTGGCGCACGATCTCGGCGGCGGCCGGGAACCGGTTCCTCCAGTTCCGCCCCTTAACCCTCTTCCGGCGCCCGGCCGCGGGCTTCCCCGTGGCGGGCCCGGAAGGCGTCGACGGCGCCGCGCGGGCGTCCGCCTCGGCCAGGACGCGGTCGACCGCGCCCGAGATCGGGGCGGACGACACGACGGCCCCGCCGGGGCCCAGCCGGTAGGTGAGGAACGATGAGCGGTCCCCGCCCGAGTCCTTGACGTGCCTGGTCAGCAGCCCGCACTCGCGGACGACGCCGCACGGCTCTGCCCCCGGCCCGCCGTCGCAGGCCGGGTCCCCGTGTGCGCGGAGCCCGAAGCAGGGCGGGAGTGTGGGCGCGATCACGGCGCCACCCCCAGCCTGATGATCCAGGAGCGGGCGTTCGCCACGGCCTGGCGGACGACGTAGACCGAGGTGGGCCTCGACGGCGCGGCGGCGGGCTTCACGTCCACGTAGCCCTTGTTCCTCAGCTCGCGGACAAGGAAGTTGGACCGCCGGTACGACAGGCCGAGCATCTCCGCGACGCCCCCGCGGCCCTTGACCGGGGCGCCCACGGAGCACAGCATCAGCCAGGCGGCGAAGGCCTCCTGGCTCAGCTCGCGGTACCCGTCCTCGATTCGCTGGGCGAGAGGCGGCCTATAGGTCGATTCGATCCCCATGGCCCGAGCCTAACCCCGGCCGGGGGTCGGAGTCAACAACGAAAGCGGCTCATGTTCCGGGGGGGCGGAGGGATGGCGGGTCTGCCGGCAGCGGCTCGGGCTCGCTGGTGTCGCGCGGCGCAGTGGCCTTCAGCCCGTGGATGCGGTCGTCGCGCCCCAGAACCGTCTGGGCGAGCACCTTGTGAATCTGGCCAGCGCCCCAGCCGAGGACGATGCCCAGGACCAACGTGGCGCCCCACGGCATGTCCGGGCGCAGGCCCGGCACCCATATCAGCCCGACCGTGAGCGCCGTCGGGAGGACGGGCAGGAGCCGCACCATGATCGGCCTGCGGAAGACGCCTGGCGACGCCTTCCTCGCGATGACGATGGCGAACCAGGCGGCGATCATGATGAGCAGGTTCTCGGTCGTCAGGAGGAGGTCTGTCAGCGTCTTGACGGCTTGCGCGTCCATGCATGTCACCCCATCTTCTCGATGGCATTGCGTATCCACTCGACGTGGACCCGCAGCTCGTGCAGCTCCTGCCGCACGCTCGCGATAGCCTCTACCCGTGCGTCCTCGCGCCGTACGCAATCGTCGTGGCGCTTGTCGCAGGATGCCTTTTCGACGAACTTCTTGGCGAGCCCAGGCTCGAGCACCCACTTCCAGAATGCGGCCCACAGGCCGATGACGCCCGTCGCGACGCCGATCATGGTTACGATGTCCACCTGCGGCATGGGGATGTCCCTCCTGCTAGTGCGTTGCTTCGACGATCTGCACGCCGACATAGACGGACAGGATGGCGGCAGCCACCCCCGCCACGAAGGCGACGGACCCCACGAACCACGGGCTGCGCCACCAAGGGTCCGCCTCGGCTAGCGCCCGCTTGTACACCGACTCGACTGCCTTTGCGTATCCCCGCTCGACCTCGACGACGGCCGTGAGCTCGCCGACCCGGATCTCCGCACGGAGCAGCGACGCGAAGCGGCCCTCTGGCACGAGCAGCCCGTCGAAGGGCGCCGTCTCGCCCGCCATGACCGGCGCCACATCGGACGACGCGTCGGCCGCGAAGACCGCAGCCGCCAGGATGATGGCGCCCCATATCACCTCCGGCCCCGGTTCGCCAGCCTCGCCAGCGCCTGGAGCCTCCGCCTCTTGTCTGGGATGGCCTGCGCCGCCGCGACCTCGTCGCGCTTGCCGTCGGCCTCGGCCTTGATGGCGTCGATGCGTCCCTGGCGCTCTTCCTTTGCTTCGCCCACGGCGATCTGCGCCCGGCCGAGCGGGGAGCCGTCGTCGCGGCTGATGATCCTCAGCACGGCGATGGCCGCTCCGACAACGGCCAGTGCGGCAAGTGACAGCCAGATCCATGTCCTCTTGAGCCAGGCCATGCCTCGGACCTCCGAAGGAGATTGTAGCACAGCAAAGGTGTGGATGGAAGGGACGCGGGGATCAGACGATCCCTTCCTTGGCCTTGGCGGCGGCCACGCCGAGGATAAGCGCAGCGTCCGCGCTCGTGGCGCCGTCCACCGCGACCGAGCTGGGGTTCTCGGCCAGGTCGCCGTCCTTGACGGCGTACTCGAGGACCGTTCCAGCCGGCGCGGCGTCGTCGCCGGTCACCACGATCCGCGTCCTGTCGAGGTCGATCTCCCGCGCCATGGCGTCACCCGATCCCTTCAGCGGCCTTCACCTGGTTGACGACTTCTGTCCACAGAGCTGCGAGCGGGCCGGCTAGGAGCCCGGCGGATATGTCGGGCACAATCTCCGCCCGCTTCTCCGCCCCGCCGTCCGCGATCACGTAGTCGACGACGATCGCGCCGGGGTGGTGGGGGACGAACAGCCTAGCCTCTCGCACCGTCTTCGCCATGGGGCACCTCCGCCGGCGGCGCCGCGGCCGCCCGCCTCTGGCCCTCCGCCTCGAGCAGGAGCTCGATGGCCGAGGACATCTTCCCGTTCACCATGTGGACCGTGCGCTCGACCTGCGCTGCCCGCTGCTGGAGCGACTCGATCTCGCGCCGGATCGCGACGAGCTGGCTGTCCAGCTCCTTCGCCTCGATCCGCGACGTCGCCAGCTTGCGGTAGACGCCGGACTCCATGCCAGCGAGCGCGGCGCCGCGCGACTTGTCGAGCTCGGCGACGTACGCCTGCGCCTCCTCCTGGCTCATCCCCGCCTCGCTCTGCTCCTGGGCGGGCGCGCCGCCCTGGATCGCCTTCAGCTTCCCGTTACCCTTGGTCATGGATGTTCTCCCTGTGCCGGCGCTTGTACAGCCCGGCCAGTCGGTTGGGTCAGACGATCGTGCCGTCCCGGACGTTCGCCTTCACCCAGTTGTAGAAGTCGGTCTTAATCGCCAGGTGGTCCGCCTCGTGCGCCGCGATGAACGCCGCGTAGTCCGCGCCCGTGATCTGGTAGACCTTGTTGACCGTGGCGAGCGCGCACGAGTTCCGCACGATGCCTGGCACGAAGGTCGCCCCGCTCATCGTCCCGGGGACGATGTCCAGCGAGATCGCGTCCCCCTCGAGGTCCAGGACGACCTTCATGATCTTGAGGTGGGTGTAGCTCCCGCCGGCATCGACGTCCCCGACGGGGATGGGGTCTGTCATTAGAAGCGGCATGGCTCAGCTCCTCTCCGCCGCCAGCGCCAGTCGGTCGGCGCGGACGAGCTTCCTGATGTCTTCGTACTCCAAGCCGAGCATCTTGGCAAGGTGCCCGACGACCTGGTGCAGCTCGCCGATCGCGCCGAGCTGGAGCGCGAGCGCGCGCTTGTAGCTCAGGAACCCGTTCTGGAGGATTCCCATCTCCTCGAGCTTGCGCTCGGTGTACTCGACGACTCTGTCCCACCCGCCCTCCATCCCGTACGCGAGGTCCTGGCACGCCGCCGCGTCCTTCTCGTCGTCGAAGTAGCGGACGTTGACGTTGCCCGAGCCGTAGGTGTTGGTGCTGGCTAAGATGACGATGTCCCCGTTGTACTTCACCAGCAGCACGGTGGAGTGGTCCTGCTGGAGGGCGAAGAGGTTCCCCTTCGTCGCCGAGCTGGTGTAGCCGTCGAACAGGAAGTGGCCAGTCGACGACGATCCCGTCGATGTCGATGCGGCCGCGTTGGTGTACGCGTTCACGCGGTAGATCAGCGAGACGGTGTCCATGTAGACGGTCTGGTCGAGCCCCCCGCCGTTCGCAGCCGGTTGGAGGGGCTGGATCATCCAGTACGTCTCCACGTTGGGCGCGAACCCGGTCCACCCGTTGTTCAGCCCCGCATACTGGGTGGTGAAGTGGTTCGTGGTCGCGGCGTCGGGCCTGATGGTCAAGCCTCCGGCGGTCGCGCACCCAGGCACACCGGCGCTCCCAGTTGTGACCCGCCCGTCGCTGTAAATGCGCATGCGGGCGGTGCCGCCTGTCGCGAGGTGGAGGAGGTTGTCGGTGTTGATGTACGCCGGCTTCCCCGTGAAGCTGATGGACGCCAATGTGGAACGGAGGAGAAAGTTGATCTCGCCGTCCGTCGACGTGGCGGTGCGGACGAAGGAGACCACCGGGATCGTGGAGTCGATGCCAGATCGGACGTAGAGCCTCTGGTTCGCCGACGTAGCCACGGTGGCGCCGACGCCCACGTGCCCGTAGAAGAGGTTGTCGAAGTCGGTCCCGGCCACGATCCCGAACTTGCTCCCGATCGTCCAGCCGGTTGGGTTCGGGGCGTAGAACGCCACGTAGTCGGCCGTGATGGTGCCCGCGCCGGATGAAGCCTCGGCAAAGAAGGCGTAGTAGTTCGTCGCCGTCGCGCCGGCCGGCCCGTCGATCCGTGACCAGTAGCCATAGATGTTCCCCGCCAGAGTGGTCGTGGCCGCGAGTCCGATCCTGGCCATGTACCCAGCCACGGGGGCGGTCAGCGTCCCGGCCGTCGTGATCGCGATGTCGTTCCGGTGGCCCTGGATGTAGCTCGACGTGCCCGTGGACGAGATGGTGTAGTATGTCTTGGCCGCCATGTACTCGCCGGAAGCCAGCGCGCCAGAAAGCGTGCAGTTCATCTGGACCGTCGAGTCGGTCGCCCCGAACCCGCCGAAGCCCACCTTGTACGTGCCGTTGGCCCGCAGCTCGAGGAAGTTACCGCTCTTGACGATCTGCCACGGCCCGGCGCCGGTGTTGTCCCACGCCTGGAGGGTGGACGCCGTGACCGACGCCCAGCGGTACGAGAGGCTCCCGCACACGTATGTGTTCGTCGCCCACGGCAGGACGTTGCGCACGGTGAGGTTCGTCGCGTCGAGCGCCATCACCGCGCCCGTGGCGATGTCCCAGAAGTAGGTGTTGTTCGTGCGGTTGTAGTACGTCCTGTCCCCGGAGTCCCACTCGAAGTAGGGGTTGCCGCCGGAGGCGTAGAACCCGAACGACGGCGAGAGGGCGTCGCTCACGCACTGAGAGCACGTGATCTGCGAGATCCACCCCTGCATCCAGCGGTTCGACGTGGAGCCGAGGTCCCAGGTGTTGGTCGGGAGCGTGGGAAGGAGGTCGCTGCCCACCGTGCCGGAGACGACCAGTCTGGTCCCGAAGTAGCCCTCGGCCCAGCGCAGCGCGCCGGAGCCGATGTCCTGGGTGTTGTCGGTCAACGGGAGGAAGTCTCCCGAGAAGACGAGGTTGATGACGTAGAGGTTCTTCCATCGGACCCCAGGAGCCCCGAGGTCATAGTTGCCATCAGCGCCGGGGTGCAAGTCTCCGGTCACAAGCATGCTCCCATGTTGCCAAGTAGCATAGGCCCCATGGGCATCGCCACAAAGGCCGATGCGCCCGCTCGCCCCGTTGATGTGGAAGTAGCGCACGGCGCCCACGTAGTGGTTCACGGTCCCCTTGAACGTGTGGACGTCGGTCGCCGTGTCGCCGGCCGTCAGGTTGCCCGTCACGGTCTCGTCGGAGTAGACGGTCTCGACGTTGTGCTCGGTCGTCGTGCCCGTCACGTCCAGGTTGCCGAGGATGTTGACGTTGCCGTCCTTGTCGACGTTGAACGTCGACGCGCCGGCGGGGTTCTTGACCTGTATCTGTGCGTAGGTCCCGTCCCCCGCGTAGCTCCTGACGCGGATCTTGAGGTGGCCGCCGGGTCCGGCCTCGACCACGTCGTTGAGGCTGGAGAAGTTGCTGAAGAGGCTGACCTGGTCCGAGGTGTCGAACGCTGCCGGCGGGCTGCCCGCCCCGACCCCGGTCACGATGCCGACGAAGGTGTGGACTGCCGACAGACGCAGGTCGGTGTCGCGCCTCACGCTCGGCCCGAGGACCACGGCGCAGTAGTCCGCCGGGTTCGTCGACGGCGTCGACTGGCCGAACTGCGCGGCGCTCACGACGAAGTTGCTGCCGTCCCACTGCGACGTCAGCGTCTCGACGGCGATGGCCTCTGTGACCGCGTACCGCCCGGGCACCCGCTTCCACACGACGACGGATCGGCCAGCATATGAGTGCCCCGCCTCGAGCAGCGAGTCGATGTCGATCCTCAGCCCGCCGCCGGAGACGGCGACCGAGTCCGGCGATCCCGACTCTCCGATCGTCTCCTCCCAGAAGTCGAAGTTCGGCATGCCCGTGCGCGGGTTGACCTGGATGCCGCGCGGGCGCTCGGCCCACTTCAGCCCGACGTAGTAGTCGATCCCGAGGGCGTTCTCGAACTTGGTCGCCGCCACCAGCGCAGCGAGTGTCGCGAGCGCGTGGCCGGCCCCGTCTGCCGTGTCCACGTCGGTCGTGAGCGCGAACTGGTCGGCACCCGCCGCGGACATGGCGATGACGCCGAAGACCCCCTGGGTGGGCCACAGTCGCTCGAACAGGTAGCGGCCGGCGGACTCGTGCCGCTCGAACCACCGGTCCTTCAGGTCCTCGATCCCGGGTATCCGCTTGAGCTCGAACTCGATCCTGGGGTCGCTGGTGATCATGTCTTGCTCCTCGTCAGCTTATTGTGACCAGGTCGGCCTCGAAGGGAACGGGCGCCACCTCGAACTCGGTGGCCTCCACGACCTGCCCGCTATCGTGCCACAGGCCGGCCGTCCCGTCCATGGTGGCCGTGTCCGTCACCTCGATCACGGGGTTCGAGTCGAGGTAGCATCGCACGTGGTCGCCGGACGGCGAGCACGCGACCTCGGCCCGCAGGAAGTAGTGGACGCCCGGGAACACGCCGAGCGGGCCGCCGGCCAGCGGGACGACGACGTCGACGCTGGGCGCCCCCGCCTGGTAGCTCGTGAAGCGCACAGTGTTGGCGGCCACGTCGATCGCGAAGATGCGGAAGTTGAGCGCGTCCGTCCAGTGGAAGACGATGCCGACCTTGCCGGCCGCCGGGCTCGGCGTCATCACCCTGGCCGAGGGTATCACGCCGGCCCACGCAGCCGCGCCCGGGACGTTCGCGACCACGACCTCGTACGCGGTGGGGTCGGACAGCGTGAGCTTGTTGTTCGCGACCAGCATCGACGTGCCCGCCGCCTGCGTCCACTGGAAGTAGTCGCCGGGCACCTCGAAGAGGTCGAGGAAGCGGAGGTACGTGACCTCTACCCGCTCGCACGACCCGCGCATCAGGTCCACGACGTCGAGCACGAGCCGCCGGTCGAGGCTGCCGGAGTCCACGATCCGCAGGTTCGACTCGAACTCGCTCGGCCCCCACCCCGGCGTGTGCAGGAAGACCAGGTCGTAGCCAGCCCCGTCCTCGCCCCACTGCATCTCGCCGAGCATGCAGCGCCGGTCGAACCAGGTGACCACCCGGGCCCGGCTGGCGGTGATGGCGCGGAGCACGTCCAGCATGGTGTCTTCCGGCCCGCGGTCCCGCCACAGCTTCCAGCTCGTCACGATGAGGCGGCGGAGGAGGTCGACGGAGAGGCGGTCGGTGATGTAGTCGAGGTCGGGCGTCCACCCGACGATCCTGCGCAGGTAGGGCAGGAACGCGTCCTCGCACTCGAGCGGCGACCAGAGCGTCGGGAGCTGGGCTATGCGCAGCCGCGTCCTGTCCCACTCCTGCTGGACGGCGCCGACGAGGCGCTGGAGGAAGAGGTCGCCCTCGCGGGCGTCCGCCTCCCGCAGGGGCTTGGGGAGGAAGTTGTACGCCTGCAAGACCATGGGCTACCTCACGACCGTGATGGTCAGCGTGCCCAGCACGGGGAGCTCCCTCGGCTCTAGCTGGACGTTAGACGCGGGGACGGCCAGGTCCACCCGCTTGATGTCCGGGTCGGAGGTGAACACCTCGTGGACGATGCGCGAGGTGGGGACGAGCGCGCCGAAGTCCCACTCCCACGTCACCCCGTCCTCCATCCTCGCCTCCGGCTGTATCACGGCCGCCAGCTTGTTCCTGACGGTCTCCTCCTCCACGTCGCCGTAGACGGTGACCGTCACGTCTATCACCCTCGGCGTGTAGTTGACCGTGACGGCCTGCTGGTTGGCCACGATCCGCTTGGGCAAAGGCGGGTACGTCGTCCTGTCCCCGTTCAGATACTGCTGCAAGGCGGCGAGCTGTGCCGGGGTCCCGAGCCCGCCGCCCGACGCGACCACGGCCACCTCGATCGTCTTCGGGCCGTACCCCTCCTCGAACGCGCGGGCCCGCGAGAACGGGCTCGCGCCCGTGCCGTCCCTGAATGCGACCGACAGGGACTCGACGTCCTCCGGCCCCAGCGCGACCTCTCGGGTCCTCAGCGTGGCGGGCCCCGCGACCTTCGCCTGCTCGAGCGTCTCCGGCGTGCTGCCCTCGGCCGGCTTCCACCCCGTGGCGGGGCGCGGGTTCGCCAGGCTGGACACGGCCGACAGCCCGGACCTGTCGGATGTGATGGTCAGCGCGCCCACGTTGCCGTCGTCCTCCGCCCCGTAGCGGTAGGTCGCCACGATGTTGTTCGTGCCCGCCGGCGGGACGCGGCCGCTCTGCCCGTCGCCGAAGACGACGGTCGCGCGGTCGTTGTCGCCCAGCTCCACGCGGAAGTGCAGGTCGTTGGCCTGCGACTCGAGGAAGGTGTCGACCTCCACCCACGGGGTGCCGTCGACGGTGACCTCCATGGTGCCGCCCAGGAAGTAGTCGCGGGCCGTGTCGAACCGCTGCGACGGCTCCCCGGTCGACGACCCGAGCGGGTCCTCCGTGATCGACTTGCCCTGCGTGGACTGGCCGAGCACCCACTGCTTGCCCGCGTCCATGGTCGCCCAGTCGAGGCTCGGGCCCGGGGCGCCGGTCGCGGTGACGACGCGGAACCTGACCCAGTAGCACGAGACGGCGTCGACCTCCCCGGCCGCCCAGTTCGTCTGCTCGTCCTGGGGGACGTCGTACTCGACGGCGCCGGACGCGGACAGCAGCGACGTGCCGTCGACCGAGTTCGGGAGGGGCTCCCAGTCGGAGCCCACGGTGTAGTCGGCCGGGTCCGTGGACGGCGCGGTCTGGCCGAGGTAGCCGGTCGTGGTCACGACGTTGGCCGTGCCCGACCAGGCGACCGTGAGCTGCTCGAAGGTCATCGTGTCGTTGCGGTAGACGCGGACGACGGTGCCCTGCCTGTTGTCCGTCCCGAGGTACGACGTGAGGTCGAACTCGAGCGTGCCGCCGAGGTCGGTCACCGAGCTCGGGATGGTCTTGAGCCAGTTGCCGTCGTAGTACTCCCACACGCCCGCGATGCCCGAGGCGGGGGCCAGCACCTCGGCGTAGAGCTTGTCCCACAGCGCCTGGGCGTGCCCGAAGTAGACCGCGTCGCCGGCCGCGGGCGCAGCGCCGAGCGGCTGCCACGGCGAACCGGGGGTCCGGTCGTTGGCCTGCGCGGTGAAGTCCGTGAACGCCCCGAGGTGGTAGCCGAGGACGGAGGTGAACATGTCGGTGCGGCTGCACTCGATGGCCGCGTCCGCCTCGAAGGTGATGGGCGGGACGTCGCCTTGCCGGCGCGTCGACACGGGCGCGCGGTACGGGACGACCTCGGTCGTCGCCACCAGGACCTTGGCCAGCTTGTAGAGCATGGGCGCCTGGGCGGGCGACGTGGGCGCGAGCTGGTAGCCGATCAGCTTGAGCATGTTCCGCACGGTCGCCTGGAGGCGGGCCGTCGGCAGCGTCCCCTCGTTGGCCGCGATGTCGAGGTTGACGTTGTTCATGTGGCCGACGAGCGCGACCATCCGGAGGAGCTGGATGAAGGGCTCGTACTCCGACTCGTCGGTGATCTCTGGCACGTTGCGGCGCTTGTACGCGACGAGCGCCTCCAGGATCTGCGGGTAGTAGAACCCGCTGAAGTCGAAGTCGGGGATGTCGATGGTGGTAGCCATGGTCACCTCGCTGCGGACGTGGAGCTGGAGAACCGCCTGGAGAAGCTCTTGGTCTCGTCGCTCTCCAGGTTGACGTACTTGAAGTCCAGGATCAGCTCGCCCTCCTCCTCGCTCCACGCCACCGAGTCCTGGACGAGCTTGTACAGCTCGAGCGCCTCGAATCGCCTGAAGATGGAGTTGACGCGCGCCATGATCCTGGCGCGGAGGCCCATCGACTTGTTGTCGAAGATCATGTCGACGCCGATCCCGATGTCCTGCTGCCAGGCGTGCTCGTTGTCGTCGTCGTTGAGCGCGAGGAGCATGATGGCCTCCGAGTGGTCGTCGCCCTCGACCAGCGCCGCGCCGCCGCGCTGGTCCACGCCCACCGGTATCGCCAGGCCCTTCGCCATCGCGCGCTCCTCACAGGTCAGGGATCTTGACCTTGGTGCTGTTGATCGTCGGCAGGTACGGCGGGGCCAGCATCGCCACGCCGAGCGACGCCAGGCTCGCTCCTGCCGTGTTGAAGAGCCCGGCCGCGGTCGGCAGCAGCGCCAGCATCACGGGGTCGTTGGCCGCGCCGGTGATGTTGCCGCCCGCGCTCGCCAGGATAGCTGCTGCGGCATCGATGACGGCCTCGAGCTGGGTGTAGAGCTCCTGGAGGTGCTCCGCGATGGCGACGGACATGGCGCCGTCCCCGACGGTCGCCTTTGCCAGGGCGTCCTTGCCTTGGAGCTTCAGCGACGCGCCCGAGTCCAGCTTGACCTCGCAGAGGTTCGGCCCCAGGGTCAGGACGTGCTTGGCGCCCTCGAGCGAAGCGGTGAGCTGGTGCGACCCGGGCGCCAGCTCGATCTTGTCCTTGTCCAGGCTCTCGATCAGCACCGTGCCGTCGGCCTTGATCGTGACCTTCGTGCGCTTCGAGTCCGCGGGCGTCGCCGTGCTCTTGACGGGCGAGGTCGGGATCGTGAGGTAGAACGACGGCTCCATGTCGTCGAACACCATCACGTGGCCGTGCGGGGTGCAGAACCCCCGCCGCTTGCCGTAGTGCTCCTGGAAGTCCGGCCGGACGTCGAGGGGCTCCTGCGCGAGCGGGCTGTAGAACCGCTTGCCGCGCCACCGCAGGTCGGCGTTCTGGATAGACGCCTGGCCCCAGGACTCGTCCGTGTCGGCGTGCGACCTCGCCTCGATCTCGATCAGCTCGCCGATGTCCGGCACGTAGAACCAGCCCCAGTCGAGCGTGGGCTCCAGCCACTGGGGCAGCTCCGTGTCCTGGTCGCCGGTGATGCCGGGGCACGTCACCTTCAGCCGGCCCCGCTGGTCGGGGTCGTCGGTCTTGGTGACCCTCGCCTCGTGGCTCTCGTACACCTCGGCCATTACTTAATCACCTTCCTGCAGTCGAAGTCGCAGGTGTAGCCGGTATCGTTGGAGAAGACGTGCGCGACGCGGGAGAAGTAGTAGTCTCCGTCGAACTCGGGGCTCGTGCCCTTGATGGCGTGGATTTGCCTCGCCCGCAGCGAGGGGATGCCGATGAGCGTGCTGCCGCGGGCGGTCACGAAGTCCCGCTCGTGCCTCCGGTACCACGCCTGGGCCCAGGCCGTGGCCTGGCCGGCGTTGGCGAACCCGCACCTGGGGACAATCGTGAAGGAGTAGTCCTTGATGAAGAGCTTGATGGCCGCCCTGCTCTGGGGCGGGCTCTTGAGGTCGTCGAGCAGGGTGCCCGTGACCGTGACGCCGGCGGGGTCGTCCTCGGCCTCGACCTCCTCGTCGATCGACTCCCCGCGCACGCAGTCGGTCGCGAGGACGCGCAGCTTGGTCATGCCGCCCTGGATCAGCATCTCGGGCTCGAACGACGCGAGTGTGGAGTCCTCGCCGGAGTTGTACTTGAGGGCGATCTTCGCCTTCTGCGCGAGCGGGCTGGCGGGGGACTTGAAGTGCAGGGTCCACGTCCCGTCCTTGTCCGCGTCCACCCACAGGAAGAAGTTCGAGATGTTCGAGCAGCCCTTGACCAGCTCCCAGTCGCTCATGCCGGCCTTCTGCACCACCTCCAGCTCGACCCCGCACGGGTCGATGTCCTCGGCCATCTTCCACCGGTCGGCCACGGCCATGACCACAGTGTCCAGCGTGCAGAGCGCGAAGACGCGCTCCTTGCCCTTGAGGGGCTCCTTCGACATCATCTGGTAGTCCTTCGAGTATCCCGTGACCTCGATGGACGGGAACTCCGCCTGGGCGAACGTGGGGCGGTGCCGCACGATGACGGCGCGGCCGACGTATGCCTTCTCCGTCCCGTACCCGTAGCTGACCGCGACCTCGTTGCCTGGCTGGAGGATCTTCTTGCGCGAGAGGATGTAGTCGGGGTTCTTGACGACCATCTTGAGCGCCGACGCCATGCCGTCGGCCTCCTCGTACTCCATGCGCTGGACGAGCGCCGAGATCTCCGGGCCGACGTTCTGCCCCTCGACCTCGATCGAGAACGTGGGCGCCAGCCCCTGCTCCCAGGAGACGAGGGTCGGGCTCGGGCTCGGTGCCTCGGCCATCACGTCACCTCAGCACGTGGGACACGTAGGCGTGCCCGCGCATGGCAAGGAACTCGGCGCGGAGGTCCTTCGTCGGCGTCGGCACCTCGGAGTCCGAGTCGTAGAACGGGACGGACGCCGGCCGGACGGGCCCCGGTTCGAGGGCGTCCACCGATGGGAGCTTCACGACGTCGCCGGGCTCCAGGTACACGGCCTCGTGCCTGCGCCCCACGAGGACGCCGAGCGCGGGGTCGCCGTACTCGCGCAGCGCCAGCATCTCGTAGTAGTCGCCCTTCTGCGCGCGGGCGTACCTCGTCTCGTGGAGGTACTCTCCCATGATCTGGAATGGCACGTACTGCCGGAGGGTGACGCTGAACGTCGCCCCGCGGACTCCGCCGAAGGCCGTCAGGCGGTCGTAGACGATGTCGCCCAGGCTCTCCAGCACGCTCTCGATGTAGATGTCGCCGGAGCCGGCCAGGAAGACGATGATGGGGGGGCGCTTCGCCCGCTCGTCGACCTTGAGCCACCTCTTCAGCGTGTCGAGCTCGGTCTTGACCTCCTCGGCCACCGAGGCGGCGAAGACGCGGGCCCGGAAGCTGACACGGTCTGCCTGCCCGTGCAGGAACTGGAGGACCTCGTTCTGCCGCGACAGCGAGGTGTGGCCGGAGTACGCCGGCGCGCCTGGCCGCTCGGCCAGGTCCTCGCCCTCGAACTGGCCCACGATCTCCTCGCCCGTGTCCACGCAGATCATGGTCCAGGACCGCAGGAGCGACAGGCTGATGGCTGGCATGCGTCACCTCGATGTTGCCGGGGCGGGCATGACGCCCTGCTCCCGGAGGACGCCGCGCTGCCACGGCGGGGTCTTGGCGCCAGACCTCTCCCACGTCTCGATCTGCTGGCGCGCCATGCCCCGCGACAGCTCCTTGCCGTCCAGGCTTACCTTGTTGTCCACCTGCACGTGGCTGGTGTGCTCGACCTTCGGTGGGTTCTTCTGCAGCGCCCTGCCCACGTGCTCGCCGATCTTCTCGGGGTCGATGACTGGCATCTTGGCCGCCGCGAGTTCGGCCCCGACCATCGCCGGGACGGCGGGGGTTAGTCCAGCCGCGATAGCTGCCGGCCCGCCTGCCTTCTGCACCGCGACAGGAGGTACGCCCGGCTTCTCCGGCCAGATGAGCCCCGAAAGCCCCTCGCGCCCGAACGTCTTGAGCGCGCCGGGCACGTCCACGCCGAGGAGCTCGGCGAGCTTGGTGACCTGCGTCACGACGTAGCGGAGTGGCACCAGGATGGCGTCCAGGATGGCCACGCCGAGCCTGGCAAGCCCGGAGAGCACCCCGCCCTCGTAGAGCATCTGGACGGCGTCGAGGACCCGCCTGACGTGGTTGTACGCCATCTGGAGCGGCGTGATGAAGAAGGTGCCGAATGTCCGGTAGAACCAGACGAAGGTGGGTGCCAGCGACGCCCACGCCTTGATGATGAACGCCACGACCTCTGCCACGGTCACGACGATCGTGCCGAGGATCGTCCCCAGCGTCATCCCGAGGTCCTTCCAGTTCAGCTCCATGCCGCCGGTCGTCCCCGCGAACTGGGCGGCGATGTCCTCCATCGACGCCTTGATGATCCCGATCGTCTCCGTCCAAATCACCTGCAGCTCCTCGAGCACGGGGGCAAACGCTGCCGAAAGGCCCTGCCAGTATGGGATTAGCACCTGCTCGAAGACGTAGACCGCCGCGTCCTTGATGTTCTGCCACACGCGCAGGGCCGTGTCGCCGAAGCTCTCGCCCTCCTCGCGGAGGAGCGAGAACGCGACGAAGCCGGCCACCCCGATCGCGGCCAGCACCGGGAGGACCCACGAGGTCAGGACGCCGGCCAGGCCCGACACGATGAGGGCCAGGCCCTTCACCGCGGGGATGACCACGCTGAACAGGACGAACCCGAACGTCACGGCCGCGCCGAGCACGGGCGCGAGCGCGGCCGCCACCGCCAGGAACTTCACGGCGAACTCGGCGATCTCGATGACGGCTCTCGGTCCGAAGGTGGCGTAGAACCATTCGGACGCCTTCTGGAACATCCCGGTGATGGTCGTGATGCCGGTCTTGACCGCGTCGATGCCGCGGACGACGCCCCACGCTATGGCCTCGGGCATGCCTGTGATCGGGAACTCCTCTCCCGCCCCGAGCGTCTTGATGCGCTGGATCGACAGCACGATCGCGGAGACGGAGTCCGTGGCCCGCGTGACCATCTGCTTCAGGCCCACCAGCGGGCCCTCGAACAGCTCTATCGTGAAGCCCTCGATGGCGCTCGTGAGGATAGTCCACTGGCCTTTGAAGGAATCCAGGCGGGTATCTGCCATAATCTTGGCGGCGCCGTCCGCCTTCATGATCTTGGCGTGGAGTTCCGAGAACGTGAGCGCGCCCTCCTTGCCCTGCTTGTCGAGGCGGGACAGCACGCTGGTCAGGCCGATCCCTCTGAGCCCCAGCAGATCGGAGGCCACGGCCGCCCTGTCTACCTTGCCGCCGTAGGAGTTCATCCCCTTCTGGAGCTGGCGCAGGGTCGCCTCGAGCCCGATGAAGTTGCCGTTCGCGTCACGGATGGTCAGGCCCATCTTCTCCATGATCTCTTGCTGCTTCTTGGTGGGGGAGGCCATGGCCAGGAACGCGTTCTTGAGCGCGGTGCCGCCGAGCGTGTTCTTGAAGCCTGCGTCCGCCATGAGGCCGAGTGCGGTGACCGTCTCCTCGAAGCTCATGCCCGCCTGCGCAGCGATGGGCGCGATGTACTTGAGGCCTTCTTGCAGGCCTAGGATCGAGGTGTTCGTGCTCGCGCTGGCAACCGCGAGCTGGTCCGCGACCTTCGCGGCCTCGCTGGCCGGCTTGTTGAACGCCCGGATGTTCAGCGCGACGACGTCGGCGGCGTCCGCAAGCGACATGCCCTCGGCGGCGGCCGCATTGAGCACGCCGCCGACCGCGCCCATGGTCTCCTTCGCGGAGAACCCGGCGCGGGCCATGATCTCCATGGCCTGCCCCGCCTCGGTCGCGGTGAACTGGGTGGCGGCGCCCAGGCGCTTGGCCTCGGCGGTTAGCATGGCCATGTCCGACGCGAGCTTGGTCGGGTCCGTGATGGGCGCTCCGATCGACTTGACGACCGCCATCTGGGCCTCGAAGTCCACCGCCATCTTGCCGGCCATGCCCACGGCGATGCCGATGCCCGTGGTTAGCATCGCCGCGGACTTCATGGCCGTCCCCACCTGGCCGATGCCGGCCGATATGTTCTTGAAGCTCGCGTCCAGCGCATTGACCTGAGTCTGAGCCTGGGCCATGTGGCCCGTGGCCTTCGTCACCGATCCGCCGAGCTGGTCGTACGCGGCCGAGGACCGCTGGATGCCGGCCACGCCCGCCGCGTCGTCGAAGATGAGCACGGCCCCGAGGCCCATGGACTCGAACGCCATCGTCAGCTCCTCCGGCCCCTGCCTGCGGCCTTATCGACCGCCTTCTTCTCGTCGATCAGCTGGCGGGTTACCCGCTCCAGCCACCACCGCCTCTCGTCGCGCGTCATGCCCTCGGCGTCCGAGTAGCATATCGAGCCCTTCATCGAGTAGAGGAGCTGGAACTCCTCCTCGCGGGATCGCTCCAGGTCTACCGGGAAGACATCCCAAAAAAACTCTCGAAGCTCCAGTCCAGCGAGGTGCGGATGTCCTCGCCGCATGCCGGGCACACGGTCTCCACCGCCATGTCCGGCCCCACGTGGTTCGCGTCGATCGCCTTCGTGACGGACTCCACGTCCCGCTTGGACATGGAGCATAGGTCGTCGTCCGTGAGCACCACGTTCGCGGCGTCTGTCCCGGTGATGGATGCCCTGATGATCGCGGCCTTCGCCGCCCCGACGTTGATTCCGCGCTGCGGGGGCATCGACTCCACCGCGTACCACCGGGCCGGGCCCATCTTCAGCGTGCGGACGACGGACGACCGCACCTCGATCGGGACCTTCAGCTCGTACTCCCACGAGGCGTCGCCGATGGCGTCGACGACGCGGACGTCCAGGTCGTCGAGGTCGGCCATCACGTTGGCCGTGGACCGGCGGCACGCCGGGCAGCGCACCGTGAACGCGATCTCCTGCCCCAGCGCCTCGCGCCGCAGCAGGATGTAGGCGTAGTAGACGTCGCCGATGAACGCCTGCGAGATCGCGGACGCGCGCTCCGCCTCCTTGAGCTTCGTGAAGTCCTTGTCGCCGAAGCGGGTCAGGAGAACGGTCAGGACGGCGTTCACGGTCGCCGCCATGCTCGCGTCGCCCGCCTTGTCGCGCAGCCGCCCGATCTCCTTCTCCTCGCGGAGCGAGAACGTCCGGGCGCCGAGCCCCTTATCGAGCCCGGCAGGGGTAGGCACGCCCACGGGCAGGGACAGCCCGAGGTCGCGCATGGTCATCACTCTCGTCTTGGATTCCTGGGTCATGGTGCTGCTCCTCCAATCGGCCCCGGCGGGCCTTGTGAGTCAAGCGCGTCTAGGGGCGGTGGTCAGGTGGTCGGCAGGATGTCGTCCACGCTGAACGTCCACTCCACCTGGGCCAGCTCGCCCTCGTTCGCCATCTCCACGTCGGGCAGCTTCCGCTTGCGCGGGAACATGCCCAGGAGCGTGAACGTGCGGACGGTCAGGCCCGAGATCGACTTCATCGTCAGCGCCGCCACCTTCTTGTAGGTGGGGCTCACGGGGTCCTGGCTCTCGCGGAACCACACCTCGAGAGCGGCCTCCTCGAGCTGGTGGTGCGCCGGGTGCATGCCCACGATCTCGGCCATGCCCCGGTTGCCGCCCGTGGCGCGGGTGCGGTCGGGGAGGTCCGTGGTCTGGAGCTCGTCCTCCAGCCCCGTGAGGCTGGTGAAGACGATCGGCGGCAGGCCGATGACCGTCATCTCGTACTTGTTTCGCCCGATGTGGTCGGGCTGGATCACGCCCTTCATTGGCAGGCTCCTTGGGTGCCGTCAGGCCCCGGTAGTTGTCACTCCAGCTCGACCTTGAGCGTCAGCGCGGTGGCGGTCGTCGGTGACGTGGCCGCGTTGTAGTCGGTCCTGAACTGGTTGAACTGGGCGACGAGCTGGTTGTGGGACTCGACCAGCCCCTTCAGCACGTCGTAGAGGCGGGTCTCGCCGTTCGACTTGTCGATGCCGGCGCCCGCCTCTCCCAGCACCTTCTTCAGCTTCGTGGTCATGACGATGTCCTTTCCTTCACGGCGCTAGCGCCGCGCTCGAGTTGCTTCTTAGATCAGGCCGCGGCCTCGAAGATGCCCTGCTTGCCGATCCTGATGCGGAACCGCTCGACGGTGTCGGCGAGGCGCAGGGAAATGTCCGCGAACATGTCGCCGTCCGCCATCGTGGCGTCGGTGTTGTTCTCGGCGTCGATCTTGATGATCGCGGCCTCGTCCAGGGTCTTGCCGCGGATGGCGCCCTTGCGCCACTCGGGCAGGAAGAAGCTCTTGAGGCTCGTGAGCCCGAGGCCCTGGGTGTCGGTGGAGTTGATCTGGAACACGATCCAGTCGAAGGCCTCGATGAGCACCTGCTCGTAGTAGCTCATCTGCTCGCGCTGGTGCTTCCACTTCCAGTTGGGGTCGGTCCACAGGGTCCGGTCACCCCAGGAGACGAAGTTCCCCTGGACCTTCTTGACGACGTTGATCCCGCGCGGGTTCAGCATCTCCTCGTCCAGCAGGCGGTCGCCGGTCGGGATGTCGAGCACGCCGGTCAGCACGGCGTCCACGCCGGCCTCGGCCTTGTGGTAGCCCTGGTAGTTGCGGCAGATCGCGGCCTCGCGCCCGTGGATGCGCCCGGTCAGCGTGCAGAGCTTCTGGCGGTTCTCGGTGCCGCTCGCCGGGTCGTTCACGTAGCCGTAGCTCGGCCAGGAGACGACCGCGTAGTCGGAGCGCCCGAGGGTGTCGTTGACGTACCCGTCGGCGGACACCTCGTCGGTGACGTTGGCGGGCACCTCGTAGCGGTACTGGTGGTTCTTCGCGGCGGCGTACGCGAGGCCCGCCTTCTGGACGGAGGTGCTGGTGACGCCGGGGGTGGCGAACTTCACCAGGCCCACGTTCTTGCCGCGGAGGCGGTTGAACGGGGACGAGCCGACGTCCCACGCCTGCTGGTTGTAGTGCGCGTCGGTGATGTCCGCGTGGCCGTCCCGGCCGCCCGCGAGCTCGACCTTGGCGTCGATCTGGAACTGGTCGCCCGGCGCGCCGTCGTCGGTCATGTCCGATCCGTCGGCGACGGTCACGGACTTGTGGTCGTTCGCCACGATGCGGAACTTCACGCGGGGGGCGTTCGCCTTGTCGGGGAAGCAGGAGCCGCCCACGAGGGAGGAGGGCGCGAAGGGCTTGTACCAGATCGTGACGACGTCGTCCTCGACCAGGGTGCCCGTGCCGTTGTCCAACATGAAGGGCGGCGCCCATTTCATCGTCGGGGCGAACGCCGTCCCGAGGGTGCCGGTGCCGAGCGCGCCGTGCTTGTCGCTCACGGCGGAGAAGGTCAGGTCGCCCGCGAGCACGGTGCAGGTGACCTTCTGCGGCAGCATCTCGTCCGTGGTGGTGCCCATCGCGAGGGTGGGCACCGCGCCGCCGGGCGAGACTGTCTCGTGGTTCTCGGTGACGGCGGTGAGCACGGTGGCTGTGACGGCGGAGCTCACCCCGTAGTGGCTCGCGGGCCGGACGTCCGCGGTCGGCGCGCCGGTCCAGAGGTCGACGGCCGTCCCCTCGAAGTTGTCGCCGTCCTCGTTGATCTTGGCCACCCAGTACCGCGGGCTGGCGGGGTCGATGGAGAGGTTGGCCCACTTCTTGACGAAGGCGCCGTCGACGTAGACCGAGACGGCGAACTCCGTGGTGGGCTTCTCCTCGCCGTCCTCCACGAGGACGGAGAGTGCCTTCCCCTCGTTGGCGATCGCGACGTAGAACCGGAAGTCCGTCCCCGCGCCGAAGTCGGTGAGCATCTTCTGGTCTGCGGAGACGGTGATGACGCCGGCGGCGTCGTTGCCCACGATGGCGTAGCTCTTGTTCGCGATGCCCGCGAACACGAGCGACCCGCCCTTGAGCTGGTCGGTCTTCCACCCGGTGAACCCGGTCGTGAGCGTGATCTCGGTCAGGTCGCCCACCCCTGTGAACTCGGACGTGAAGTTGTACGCCTTCCCGCCCCACCGCCCTCCGTTCTTGGCGACCAGCTTGCCCATGGGCGTGAGGACCGGCCTCTTGGCGTAGAGCGTGATCTCGGACTTCAGCTCGTTGCCGTCGGTGACGCGCACGAGCCACATGCCGCCCGCGCCCGCCGCGAGGTCGGCGTAGTTCTGGCAGGCGTCCGGCGCCTGTCCGTCCGCGATGAGCCCGCCCATCTTCCGGGTGAACGCGTTCTTCCCCTGGCAGTAGATGAGCTTCCCGACTTCGCCCTTCTCGAAGAGGCCGGCGTAGCCGACCTGGCCCAGTGCGCCTGGGGTGATGGGCTTGTCGCCTTCCTTCTCCTCGATCTGGACGCCCGCGGCCCGGATGGGCCCGAAGATTCTCTGCGCCATGTCAGTCTCCTTCATGTGTGCTGAAGTTCAGGCTGCCCCTCGAGGTGAACCTCGTGGCGGCAGGGTGTTGCCTTGCGCCGCCCAAGTGCAGCGCGACGTTCCGCAGTCTGAGGCGGCACGATCCCGTGTGCAGCTCGCCCTTCGACGCCACCAGCCTCGACGTGTACCGCTCGGCCACGGTGAGCGGCCACTCCTCGTCGAAGGCCGGCGACCTCACCATGGGCTCGGCCGCGACGAGCCTCTCGATCTCCTCTGACAGCCTCAGGTGGTCGACGAGCTTGTCGGAGATGCTGGTGAGCCGGAAGTCCAGGTCGCCCTGCACGGGCGGGAGGAGCACGAGCCCGGAAGCCGGGCCCTTGTTCACGATGTCCTCGCCCGCGCCCCGCGAGTACGCGTCGGCCAGCGACACGTCCTCGACGAGGACCGCCGGGTAGCCGGCCACCTCGTCGTAGTCCTGGCTCGTCATGACAGCCACGATGGGCTCGTACACGAACCGCACGCGGACGCGCTTCCCGGCCGCCAGCTCCTCGGCGAGCACGACCGTGGTCGGAGGGCTCCACGCCACGAAGATGTCCTGGTAGTGCTCGGGGTCGTCTGTCTCGTTGAACGCGGAGTCGATGCCCACGATGTGGTAGCCCGTCTCTATCCCGCCGATGCCCACGCTGTCGGTGTCCTCAGCCAGGTCGATGAGGACGTCGCCCCGCGGGCGCAGACCGGCGCGGATCGTCGGCACGAGCGAGCGCAGCACCAGCTCCTCCAAGAAGTCGGCCGTGGTGTCCCAGGACAGCTTGAGCTGCGAGACCTCGGGCGTGGCCTTGTCGTCGCTCGTCCAGAGGCCCATGACGACCCTGACGCCGTCCTGGACGGGGAAGTCGCCGACGTGGGAGGACACCTCCTCCTCGGTGTTCCACTCGTCCGTGGTCGCGGCCCACGCCGCGCCGTCCCACCAGAACGAGTCGGCCCCGGCGCCAGCGAGCCGGTAGCCGACCCGCGTGCACACGTCGCCCTCCGCGTCCACCTTGTTCACCGAGCTCGCCTGGAACCCGGTCCACCGCGCGGCGCTCGAGGGGCGGAAGAGCCTGCTCCTGCACTCCTCGAACGTCCCGACGGGGAAGGCGCCGAAGTCGTCGGCCTCGAGCTGCACGCGGTGGGTGGCGGCGTTCAGCCGGCAGCCCGGCCCGAACTGCATCGATGCCCGCTCGCTCTCGGGGAACTCGAAGACCTTTATGAGGGGCGTCGTCCTCATGCCGTCCCCATCAGGCGCTTGAAGACGAAGGTCATCGCCTGCTGCCACATGCCGCGGACGGCCCTGGCTATCGCCGGGTCCTCCATCGGCTCGCGCGCGAAGGGGCGGGGCGGGATGCGGATGGCGTCGGTGGTGTCGCCGATCGGGCTCCACGGCCCCTGGTACCGCTCCCACAGCTCGGCGGCCCGCCCGGTCAGGCTGACCTGCCGGCCCTGGGACCGCAGGTAGAGGTAGTAGAACATGGCCCGCATCTTGGCGGTCACCTTGATGGCGACTCCGTCGTGCAGCGTCTTGGCGAGGTTGTACGCGCCCGAGGTGAACTTCACGCCGACGAACGCCCTGTTCCAGTCCTGGATGTCGACGGCGATGGCCTGCCAAATCCCGCGCGCCGTGTCGACCAGGGGCGCGGTCTTGCCGCCCTTGATTGCGAGCGTGAGCGTCGCGTTCTTCTCGTACCTTCTGCCGGGCGAGATACGCTGCCGCATCTCCCTCTGGATGTAGTGCGCAGCCTGGCCGATGGCGGAGCGCATGACGCGGCGGGACTCGCGGGCGTATGCGGCGGAGCTCAGCGCCTCCTGGAACTTCTTCCAGTTGACGTTGCGGGTTATGGTGATGGTGGCGGCCACGTTCACCTCGTGGAGAAGTGGGCCTTCAGCAGGCCTGGCCCGCCGAGGTCCGGGTAGTGGGCGGTCGGCTCGGTCCGCTCCACGTAGGCGTCGCAATCCCTGCCGCCGATCGAGGTGAAGCGGTCGCCACGCACGATCATCTTGTCCACAGCCCGCAGCTCCGCGAGGCTGAAGAGGACGTAGCCGGAGGCCCGCTCGATCGCGCCCTCCTTGGCCGCCTCGAGTGTCATGTCCGAGATCCACTTCACCTGGCCGCTCATCGTGAACGTGACCTTCCGCGCCACGACCTGGACGGCCTCGCGGGCGTCATCGTCGTACGCGGTGGCCTGGCGGTCGATCTGCTCGACCACGACGGGCACGGGATGGAGGAGCCTCGGGACGGGCACGGGTCACCTCCACCAGTCCGCGGGCGCCGCGATGGCCTTAGGCCCGCGGTGCATCATGAGCACGTCGATGATCTCCGGGTCCTGGGTGACGCCGGTGAAGCCGGAGCGCCTCGACCCGACGTCGCTGCCCGCGGTCCCGTAGTCGATCCTGTGGCCGTCGGTCGTCTCCGACTTGACGGAGCCGAGGACAGGAGGCACGGGCATCACGGAGCCGGAGGGCGCCGCTGCGCGGAGCTTCTCGATGACGAGCTTCACCAGCGCGCGCCTGACGGCGGGCGGCGCCCAGTTGTCGCCGTCCACGAACCCGAAGACGCCGGAGAGCTCCTGGTTCTGCCGGCCGGACAGGAACTCGCCCCGGCGTCCGTGCCAGCTCGTGTAGATGTCGCCCGGGTCGCACTTCAGCGCCAACTTGGGGTTGCGGCGGTGGTCCTGCACGCCCCCCGTCCCGGCGTAGATCACGTAGAGCGATGGCGCCAGTGCGGCGATGTCGTCGTTGACCTTCAGGCTGTCCACGACGACGATCGGGACGGGGAGGAAGAGGACGTCGTTGCCGGAGCCGTCGAGCCGGAACGTGAGCCGGCGCGGCAGGAACCACTGGCGGCACATGCGGTTGACGACCGACTCCCACGTGCGGATCGACTCGATGACGGCCACGTCCGACGCGGCCGCCTCGTCGATCCCGGCGTCGCGAACGTCGGCGAGGAGAGCGGGAGAGTCGAACTGGCTCAGGCCGGCCGTGAGGACGTCGAAGTGCTCGACGGCCGTGCGGTAGGAGTAGTCGCCGGCGAGCTTCCACCTCCACGCGATGGAGTGGCGGCCGATGCTGCCGTCCGGGTCGGGGGTCCACCCCGCGCCGGCCCCGGCGTCGTACGCCCACAGGTGGCCCTCGGCGTCGTGGCCAGGCCCGCCCACGAGCTCGGCCCAGCCGCCGCCCGCGGGGAACACCTGCACGGGAGAGGCGCCGGTCAGGTCCCAGACCTGGATCGCGGCCTCGGCGGGGTCAACACGACGGCCAGCGTCGGCCACGTAAAGGTCGAGCATCTCCGGGCTATTCGCTTGCCCTGCGCAGATTGAGGCCATCGGCGGAATCTCCTCCTCGGCTCGAATTGTACCCCAATCCACACCCAGTGGCAAGATCGCAGGATCACCCTCGCTCTGGCCAGACGCCTGGGCGCGACATCTTCCTCGCGAACTCGTCGAGCGTGAGGTAGTTGCATCCGACCTTCGGCACCGACTCGACGCCGGACGTCCCGACCATCAGGCAGGACTGGAAGGAGAATCCTTCTGCAAACGTGCAGCCTTCGAATGTGGCGATCGCCAGGTTGCAGTAGCGGGCCGTTCCCGAGAACGAGCAGCCGTCGAACGTGTCGCCCTCGAAGTTCATGCCCTCGATGTCAGCGAAGCTCTCGCCTGTGTGCGTCGCCATCTGGTTTCTCCTACACTTTGAGGATGTTCTGCAGCCGGGCTGCGTCGGCGTACCCAGCGCCTACGGTCGCCCGATCCATCATGGTCCCGCGGACGTTGAACGTGTTCCCGGGGGTGGCCGCAGCGAGGGTCGATCCAGAGTGGACGTGCAGCCTGGTGAACGCCGTGTTCGAGTTGAGCACGTACACCGAGGCGGTCGGGTCCTCTCCGTTCGCCACCTTGACCAGTGCGCTGCCCTCCATAGCCGTGGCAAACTTTCCGTCGACGGTGAGGTAGCGGGCGCAGCTCCGCAGGAATGCCCCGCCGTAAAGGTAGAAGTCGCCACCGTCCCGCACGCGCAGGACGTCAGGACAGTTCCGCGCGTAAACGTTCGACGACTGGATCAGGCCGTATGCGGTGTACGCCACGTCGATGCCAACGGTACACCCGTCGAGAGCGACGTCGCGTGCGGACACGATGGACTTGCCCTGAGCAAAGATGCCCCGGCTGCAGTTACGCAGCACGCTCTGATTCACCTGTATCTGGCCTGATCCGGACGCGGAGCACGCCCAATACGCGTTGTTGATGCGGCACCCGTAGACGCCACCGAAACCGGTCACGCCCACCGCCTCGAAGTCGACGTTGTTGCTCATCCCTCCATCGTTCGTCCACCAGTATCCCCCGGCATCGGCGATCGTCGCCGCGTTCTCCTCGATCGTGTATGCGTTCCCCGGCGTGAGCGTGCCATAGAAACATGCGACACGCAGCCAGTAGTCGCCGCTCTCGACGATGGGGAAGCGCATGCCGAAGAGGTCTGGGCAGAGCAGGAACCGGTACCGGTGCTCGTTCGCTGCCCATGGGTGTCCGTCGTTCGCCCGCTGTACCGTGATGTCGGCGGCGCCGGACGCGACGAAGCTGGCCACCGCACGCGTCTCGCCCGTCACGCACAGGTTACGCGGGAGCCACGGGTAGCTGCGTCGGAAGTGGTGCACGCCCGCCGCCAGGCGGAGGAACCAGTAGTTCTCGCGGACGTCCGGGTACCTGCTGATGGCCTCGTCGATCGACTTGAACGGCGTCACTAGCCCGTCGTTCTTTGCTGAGTCGTCGCCGTTCGCGGGGTCGACGAAAACGCCGGGAGCGTTCTCATAGCGGTCCCACCCCGCCACCCACGTCACCTCCCCGTCCACGCGCGTCTGGATCTTGAGCGGGTGCGCGGAACCGCCGCAGAGCAGCTCGTTCAGCCGGCCGACGAGGTCGGAGTGCTCGGGGCCAACGCCGGATCCTTCGCCTATTGCCTCAGGTATGACTCTGCTCATCGGGTACTCCTTGCCCCTTCGGGGCGTAGACCATGGTGCCTATCCGCCTCAGGACCGTCCTCGCCGCCGCCGACGCGTGGACCACGAGGGTGAGGTCCAGTGCGCCCGCGTAGAACGTGGCACGCTCGGCGCCCTTCGACGGGCCGGCGTCGGGGACGATCTGGTAGTGGAACGTCACGGGGTTGAGGCCCCGCGGCCGCGCCAGGCTGTGCTGGATGCCCTGCGATTGCAGGGTGACGGAGGTGATCGCGCACTGGAAGGCGCCGTCCGCCTCCATGCTCGCTATGGCGTCCACGTCTTCCTGGATGGCCGGGTCGAACGACAGCGTCCTGCCGTCGGTCAAGTGGACGTGGAGCATGCGCACCCCCCGGCCGGCACCGGTCATCCGCGCCGGCGTGTTCGCTTCGCATGACGCTCTGTGGCGCGGCCCGTATCCGGTGCCGGAGGGTGCGGCGTGACGGCCACGAGCGTGAGCCGGGCGAAGAGGCGTGGGTCAGCCTTCGCGATCCACGCAGCCTCCTCCTCGCTCAGCTCGATGATCGAGAAAGGCCTCACGTGGATGGCGCCGCTCCTGCGCCCTACGGGCGGGGGGAAGTCGACTTGGCAGGTGCTGCCTGCGCCGACGAGGTACTTCGCCATCAGCGGTGCTTCTTCTTCTCGGGCTTGGCCGCGCCCTTCTCGGGCTCCTCGACCTCGCTCTCGGCGTGGGGATCGTCAATCTCGGCCGCCACCGGCTTCTCGGGCACCGGCTCCTCCTCCTTCTTGACAGGCGCAGGAGCCGCCGCCTTCGGCTGCGCACGGGCTGGCACCCGCACCTCGGGGATCTCGGTGACGATGAAGGCCGAGCAGCTCGCGAGGAACTTGGCCTCCTCGGGGTTCGTGACGGTGTAGACCGTGCCGGACTCGTAGGTCCGGCCGCGCCTCTGGTAGGTCTTCCTGCCCGGCGCCAGACGTGCCTGGATCATGGTCTTGCTCCTGTGGCTAGGGGGCGCAAGGGGTGCGGCTCGGCTCGCGGCCGCATCCCCGAGCGCCTACCCGCTGGGTGGTCAGACCGACTGACCGACGTTGACTGCCTTCGCCAGGGCGTCGTCCTCTTCCACCGCCACCGCCACCTTGACGGTGATGGCGTACTGGTTGGTGCCCTTGTAGATGTCGCGGTCCTTCTCGATGCGGACGTCCCGGCCGAGGCCGATGACGAAGTTGTTGAAGTGCGTGCAGAGGATCTGCGGGTTGGACTCGTAGGTCACCTTCACGGTCTGGCCGTCGGTGATCCCGCCGCCGCCCACGCGGGCGATGGTCCCGGCGTTGCGGTCCAGGGTGTAGTCCGTGGTCTCGGCGTATGCCGACTCGGCGGCCAGGCCCAGCTCGGAGCGGGTGACCACGACGTTCTGGATCGGCGCGTAGCGGAGCGCCACCGCGGTCGTCGCGTTGAGGACCACGTGCTCCACGACGCGCGGGAGCAGGTCGAGCAGGGGCACGGCCACGGCCTCGATGCCGAGGGGCTTGTGCCCGGCGCCGCCGGCGGCGGCGTCGCCCAAAGCGGTCGCGCGGGTCGCGAGCCGCTCCAGGTACATCTCCCAGAGGTCGGGGGCCAGGAACCAGCGCAGGTCGCCCTTGTTCCGGCGGAACTTGGTGGGCAGCGCGCGGAGCAGCTTGCTGAAGATGCTGAGGCCGATGGGGTTGTTCTCGCAGTCGACCACGTGGCCGGAGTCGGCGCGGCGCACCCAGCCGTTCATCAAGGCCATGAAGGTGTCCTTGATGTACTTCGTGGTGCTGCCGCCCTCGTACATGTCGGCCTCGATGGCGGCCGGCCCGAGGGTGTCGCCGTTGACGTAGAGCTCCTCGAGGTCGTTGTTGAGCTGGCGGGCGAAGAGCTTGATGATCGTGTCGTCGATGCTCGTGCCCTCGATGTTGATCTCGCGGAAGTTGTCCCCGATCTCCACCGGGACCATCACCTCGCGCGGCTGCAGGATGACCTTGCTGGTCGAGATGCCGCGGCGTACGCCGGGGTCGCGGGCCTCTTCCTTCGGCACGGCGAGGCGCCGGCCCACGCCGATCTTGTCGATCTCGAGGGTCTCGGCGCTGAAGCGCACGATGCGGCAGTTGTTCTTGATGACCGACTCGTCCACGACGTAGTCGAGGAACTTGTCGCTCTGCTGCGGGTTCAGCTTGCCGCCCGCGGCCAGGGCATCGGCGGTCACGACGGCCTTCTGAATCAGGGTCTGGTTGTCCATCTGCGTCTCCTGTGGCCTACGGCCTGAGTTGTTCATGTCCTATCCCTTGGTGCCCTGGTTCAGAGCACGCTCTTCCAGAACGACGTGGCGGCCTTGTTGACGTCGACGGTGGAGTCGCCCGACGCCGACTGGGACGGGGTGCGGACCTTCTCGATGGCCTCGATCCGCTTCTCCACGCCCTCGACGGCCTTCTGGACGCCGGCCAGCAGGCCCTCGACGTGGGAGTCGGCCTTCTCGGCGCGCTCCTTCGCGGACTTCTCCTCATCCGTATCGGCCTTCGGCAGCGCCTTCTGCAGCGCCTCGGCCACGGCGCCCTCGTCCACGCCGTGCAGCATGGAGATGAGCTTGACGATGGACTCCTGGATCGCCTGGATGCGGGGCTTGGTGACCCGCTTCGCCTTCTCGACGTCCTCGTCCTTCGCCTTGTTGGCCTTCTCCGGGACGCCGCAGGCGTTGGCCTCCTGGGCCTTCGCCCGCGCCTTCTCGGACTCCTCCTCTTCGACCACCTTGGCCTTCGCCTTGTCGGCGGTCACTTCGTCCTTCTTGGCCGCCCGGTTCTGCTCGGGGTACGGGTAGCCGCCTGGGGCGGGGTACGCGCCGGAGGCGACCTTGCCCACGAACTCGGCGAGGCGCATCGCCTCCTTCGGCGCGCCCTCCTCGCCGGCCTTGGCCTTCAGCCACTCGGCGGAGGCCTTGATTGCGGCCATGAGGTCGGGCGGGAAGCCCTTCTCGACCTCGGCCTGGTTGGCGGGCTGGGCGCCCGCGCTGCTCTTGGTGGCGTCGTCGGCCTGAAAGTTGCCCATTTTCGCGTCCTCCAGTGCTTGTGCTTCGCGTTTGACGACCACGAACTTCCTGAGGTTCGCGGCCCTGTCTACGAGGGAGACCTCCCGGACCACGAGGTCCAGCAGCTCCCGTGCTTCATCAGTCTTGGCCATGCTGCGCCCTCCTGGGCTGCCGTCAAGAGTCTACCCCAAGGCGGCTGAGTTGGCAAGGGGGGGCCGATCACACGGTGGCGATGCCCCCGATCGAGAAGCCCGTCAGCCGCCCCGCCTTGACGTCGCCCCACACGTCGTCCCTCACCACGTGGACGGTCATCACCCACGTCCCCTGCCTGATCTTCACCCCGTTGATCGTGACGTCGCACGGGGCGACCCAGCTCTCCGCGAGCTCGATGCCGTTGTCGGCGAACTTGCGGTGCATGAGTCCCATCCTGGTCTCCTCGTTGTAGTCGGACAGGAACTTGTGGGCCGCCTTCTCGATGATCCGCTCGCGGATGACGTCGCCGTGCGCGTCCACCACGTCGGGCTCGAGCACGATGCCCGTGACGAGCCTCCTCTCCTCCTCCACCTTCAGGACGGGGACGTAGACTTTCACGACCTCGGGCCCGGCGGCGGTCCGGCTCCACAGCCACTCCTGCCCGCCCTCGTTCTGCGCCGCCGTGAAGACGCCCTTGAGCCTCTCGCCGTCGAGGCTCAGCTTCAGGAAGCCGCCCGTGTCGGAGAGGATCACGGCGTCGCCGCCGTCCACGACGTCGATCCTGGACGGTGTGGCCTTGGTGGGGTTGGCCCAGTGCCCGGGGGCTATCTCGCCATCGAGGGCCATCGCCCCCCTGTGCGCCTCGTCCTCCACCGCCGCGGCAAGCTGATCGTTGTCGAGCGGGTTGCCGGTGAGGCGAATCGTCCGCACCTTGCCGCCACTTTCGATGCGGATAAACCACAGGCGCTCGGAAGGGCCGGTCCTGATCACCACTGGTCCCCTCCACGTCTGCTCTTGCAGGACCCACTTGGCGTCCAGCGCCTTCTCCGCCTTCTCCTTGTATGGCGCCGCATAGTCGATCTTCAATTGCCCCGCGCCGATGGCGAACACGATCGAGTCGCGCTGCGCACGAGCCTTCACCCCGGTGTTCGCCTCCCAGTACCGCATCACTTTCGGCACCTGGGCTCGCACGGCCTCGGGCAGGGCGGAGACGCCGATCGGCGGCATCCAGTCCTTCTCGATCGCGTCCTTCGAGAGGACGTAGGGCGTGAGGTCGTCAGGCTTGATCGCGAACCACTGCGGCCCGGGCAGCGGGGCGCCTTCGCCGGTGGAC